TTTAATTGCCAGCCGCGCTTCTGCGACTCGGTGTAATCGGCGTCCCAATCGCCGCCGTTGATAGCGAGGGCCATGTCTTTTGCTGAAACCAAATCACTCATCGCCCTGACCCTCCAATGCTGCGCGGGCCTCGTAAATCCAGCCTCCTACCCATGTGTCGAGGGCCATCATCTGAGTACCACTCAAGGTCAAACACGATTGGCGATGCAGGTGTTCAATCCTTGGCGCGTCTTTGGAGATGTACTCCCTCAGCCTCGCGTTCTCAGCCTCTAGTTCGGCTATCAGGGCTTCCAGCGCGTCGATGTAATCCACCGTTTCTAGCGGCATCGGGTCTAGAGCTATATCGCACTGATGATCATGCTTTGCCGCCAGTTCGGCCACTGTCTTTGCATCAGTCATTGCTTTTGCCCTTTAATTTTGTGACCCATGTAGCCATGCAACCTTCATGCGGGTCCGTATAATCCCAGTCAGTTTCATGAACAGCGCCGCACTTTTCGCAAACCGCGTCGTCGCCAAATCTAGGCAACTCGTTTTTGTTTTCGTGACCGCATTTAAGGCAATCCCACATCACTCACCCTCCTCAATAGGCACAATCCACGAAGCAGGGACGGTCAGGGTATGGGTGTCTCCGACAGTCTGCACCGATCCCAGAACCCACAACTCGCTCCTACCCACACTACCATAAAGCGTCACGGTCTCGCCCATAATCAACTCACCTTGCGCGGTGCTGTTGGGGCCGGTTTTAATTGTTACTCTCATATCATTCCTCCAGTTCAAATTCATTGTCTTCAACCAGCTTAGTCTGCTCGGCCAAGATAGCCATGCGCAGCGGAACTGGCAGCATGTGCATCTTAAGGTCGGCGCCAAGGATATACACCTCGTCAACCTCAATCAGATCCAGGTCATTCGAAGCGATAAAATCAACCCGAATAGATCCGTCTTCATTTTCGTATCTGGCTCGTTTCATTGTCTTGGTTCCTCATCAACTACAAATACATTACCGCCACAGAAACACCTTGTCAAACTTTATTTGCATCATTCTGCATGACGTAGGGTCAACGCAACCTATGGTTTTTTGGCATTTTTGGCAATTGATCCCTATGGTTGAATGAGGCTAAATTTCCCTTTAAAATCAGGTTTCTAGCATTTTGGCATTTTATTATTGGCATTTTACCGTGTTAGGTAGGTAGAGGGGGTAGGGAAGTGGATGGGGTGGGGGTGGGTGTGACAGAATGCCAATAATAGTAGTAGTAATAGTATATATATATATTATCCTTTATTTATATATAGTTATACCTTCTCTAGCTTCACTCATTTTCGTCTTGAGGGGTTGTGCCAAAAATATGCCAATAATGTCATTAATAGAGGGTGCGACAACCCGCCGCATACACATGGGGGCAATCCATAGGCTAGGTTGGTGGTGGAATGACTTGGAGAGAAGGTATGAAAATCGAGTATGATAAAGTGCAATTCCTCGTGACGGTCACGGACAAGGGTTTGGTGGACAAAGAAACAGAACATCAAACCCTAAAGTCAGCCGTGGAACACGCAAAAAAGGCTATGTCTAGCGTTCACAATAAGAGGGCATCAATCTGTGTTTGGATACCCCGCGATAACGGACAAAAGAACGGGTGCATAATGGAGGATATTTTGTGGCTTGGAGATATGCGCGTTACACTGGATGAAGCGGAGTTAAGGTGAACACAATGAAAATCGACATCAACAAGCAGTACAAGACCCGCGACGGCCAACCCGTGAAGATTTACACCACGGAGCACAAGGGGGGGTGCCCCGTTGTGGGGGCTGTTGACAATAGGCTACGGGTATGGAGCGCCAATGGTGAAAGCCCCCACTCCATTAACCTAAACCTAATCGAAGTCAAACCCGAGAAAGTTGTGTGGGTGGTGACTGATGGGGATGATAACACCTATGCAGATGCCGACGGTTCGCTGGTGAGGTCTTATCAGGCTGATTGGGGCGGCACCCTCTACCGAGTAGTCCTAACTGACGACATGGTGGTGGAATGACTTGGAACTTTGATCTGGACTTCAATTGCTGGCTCATAGGCTACGCACAAATCAATCAATCAAAACTAATCGCCTTTGGCCCACTCGTATGGATGAAACAATGAAAACCTATAAACCCTCAAACCGCCACGACCTACGCGCAGCCCTGCACAACGCAGACGCAGGCGATAAAATTATCTACAACACCGGCACCATGCTATCGCCAGACCACTACGCAAAGCGAACCATGGCGCAAATGCAAGAAGACGGAATCGTCAATCTCGTTCAAGCAACCAGCCAGCCACCATCAAAAATCCATTGCCGGATCTTTGACTACATCGGCATCAGAACGAAAAAGCCACTCAGCCGACGACTAACGAAACAAATAGAGGAGGCCTTGGAATGATGATCGACATAATCGGCTCCGCACTCATCCTCGGAACACTCATGGCCGCCTTCATCATATGGGGAATGAAATGATCTATGAAATATGGGACGCAGGCAACGTCAACAGATGGCACGCCAACAAATACCCACAACTGCGCAACAGCCAAGACACAGTGCACGCACACTCAGCAAGGGTGGCGTTGCTAATGCAGTCGCTATTCAAGGCCGACCCAACAGATGGCCTTGTGCACGACCTACCCGAGAAAAAGCTAGGTGACATTCCTTACGGTGCGCCCAAAGGACCACACTACGCAGAGGCCGAGGAAGCGTGGTTCGACGCCCACAACATCTACACGCTCCCAACGCCACAACTTCATTTCTGTGATCGCCTGGACGCCCTGCTATGGGCGCTACAGCACGTCCCGAACCTTCTAAGGGATCCAGAATGGGACGACGCGTATCACAGCCTCATTGCGCAAGCCTCAGAATTAGGCGTTCTAATGGTGTTTAACTCAATCATGGACGATGTAAAAAAGTTGGCTAATGTCGTGGGGGTCATATAACTTTCCCCTTGACCAAAGCACAAAACAATGCCAACCTATAAAGGTCAGCGGGTTCCTCCCTTAGATTCATTGTCCGCTGCCTACCTCTCCAACTGGCCCTCATCTTCGGATGGGGGTCTTTTTTTATCCGCCAACTGTTGCTATGCTTAACACATGACTGAAACATTAGTGATTGACGCCAGTGAGGCCGACGAAGACACCATAGAAGCCGTAGCGCTAGAACTATGGGAAGTCGCGTCAGACGCACTAGATGAAAACGTAACGCCAGAGGAAATCATGCTCGCCTGCATATCACTGCAAAAAACCATGGGAATGTTTCTTGAAAAGAGGCAGGTGCACTGATGGATGAGAAAATAAAAGAAATACGCAAACTGTACACAAAGATAAAAAAAGCCGAGGCGCGGCAGCCAAGCTATGAAAAGGCCCTATTCATGCAGCAAGCCAAGACGAAGATTGAAGCTATTCGATCTGAAATCAAACCAAAGATTGTAGTGAGTTAACTAATGGCGCGTGGAAACCCTAACCCATCTCCAGACACAAGGTTTGGTGCCGAGAATGGCAACCCAAACAACCTTGGCGGAAAGACCAAAGAGCAAAGGGAATCCGAGTATAAATCTGCGGAAATGTCGGCCCAAATAAGAGAGGCCGCTTTATCCGTTATGCTGGAAAAGGTAAAGTCTGGCGACTTTGATCTTGAGGAGCTAATAACTCCGGCCAATCTAAAGCTATTCAAGGACTCTGAAGACAGAGCGCACGGAACGCCCAAACAGTCCGTAGACCACACCAATAGCGATGGGTCAATGAATAAGCCGACCAAGGTTGAACTGGTCGCACCAAAGACCGATGACGACAGCGCGGATTGAACTCCCACAAAAGATGATCGACAACTTCACCCAGCCCGCTAGGCATCGGGTGTTTCGTGGTGGGCGTGGGTCAGGCAAAACACGCGGCCTTGCCCTAATGGCGGGCATTAAGGGATACCAATTCGCAGAAGCCGGACGCTCAGGCGTTATCCTGGCAAGCCGTGAACATCTAAACTCACTGGATGAGTCAAGCCTAGAGGAAATCAAGCAGGCTATCAGAGCAGAGCCATGGCTTGCCGATTATTACGATATTGGCGAAAAGTACGTTCGCACCAAAAACAGACGTGTTAGCTTTGCCTTCGCCGGTCTTCGTCATAATCTCGACAGCATCAAATCAAAGGCCAGAATACTTCTCAACTGGACGGACGAGGCCGAAGGCGTGTCAGAAATGGCGTGGCGAAAGCTGATCCCAACCATTCGAGAGGACGACTCGGAGAACTGGCTGTCATACAACCCTGAAAGCCCAGACAGCGCAACACACCAGCGCTTCATTGCAAATCAACCAAGCAGCTGCATTGTGACCGACATCAATTGGCGCGACAATCCTTGGTTCCCGGAGGTTCTAAACCAAGAGCGGCTGGACGATCAGCGACTACGTGCCGACACATATGACCACGTATGGGAGGGCGCTTTCCTAACCATGACCGAAGCGCAGGTATTCCACGGCAAGCATACAGTTGAGGAATTCGAACCGCAGGCCTCATGGCAAGGCCCATACTTCGGCGTTGACTTCGGGTTTCGTCCAGATCCACTATCAGCCGTTGAGGTTTATGTTCACGGGGAAAACGTCTACGTCAGGCGCGAGGCATACAGCGCAGGCATTGAGATTGACGAGACGGCAAACTTCATAACCGAAAGAATGCCCCTTATTCGCAACTACGTTAGCCGAGCAGATAGCGCAGAGCCAAAGACAATCAGCTACCTACAGCGCCATGGCTTGCCCCGAATGGAGGGCGTCAAAAAGTGGCCCAACAGCATCCTTGAAGGCATACGCTTTATTCGCGGGTATAAATCGGTTATTATTCACCCAGACTGCCCTAACACGGCAAGAGACTTCAGGCTATACAGCCACAAGATTGACAAAAACACGCAGGACATATTGCCAGATGTTGAAGACGCCAACAACCACGCACCCGACGCCCTGCGCTACGCATTGGCTCCACTCATTAAAGCCTCTGGCTCAAAGCGGATTGAATTAAGACTATGACAAAAACAGTAGCAACGCCCTCTGCCGAGGTGGAAGCAATTCGCCACAAAGCACAGCCGATCCTCGATCTAACCCGTGGCGGCGAACACATGCGCGGTAAGGCCGAAGCCTATCTGCCTAAGTTCGAGATGGAAAGCCGAGAGGCATATGACGCCCGCCGCAAATCAACGTGGCTATTCGATGGTGTGGGAAAAACCATTCAGGATATGTCAGGCAAGGTGTTTGACACGCCCGTAACCATTGAGGCCTCCACGCAGGTTGAGGACTGGGCCGAAAACATTGACATGATGGGCCGCGACCTAAGTCAATTCGCCAAGGACGTATTTGACGAGGCACAGAAGGCTGGAACCGCCTTTATTATGGTTGACGCCCCAAGGCGTGAAGGCGAAGTAACCAAAGCACAGGCCCGTGCTAAGAATCTCCGCCCGTATTGGTCGATGCTAACCATTGAGCAGGTGCTAGGTTGGAAATGGGAAACCATCGACAACAAGCCAACCATTACGCAGTTCCGTATATGGGAAACCGTGCAAGAGCCAGATCCAGAGAATGAGTTTGAAGACAAGACGGTTGAACAGGTTCGTGTGCTGGATCTGGAGAATGGTTTGGTGGGCGTGCGCATCTATCGCAAGGGCAAATCTGAGCAGTGGATTCAATTCGAGGAATACCCAACCGGCCTAACAGAAATCATGGTGGCGCCGTGCGACCTTGGGCGCACAGGATTTCTAACCGCCGAGCCCGTCCATGATAGGCTGGCCGAAATCAATCTAGCGCATTGGCGTATTCAGTCGGACAAGGCGTCCTGCTTGCATAAGGCCCTGGCGCCAATCTTCTTTGGCAAGCAGCTTGATGTGGGCGATGACGGCACCCTAGCCGTATCAGCCAACGCCGGGATTATTGGCAATGGCGAGCAATCAGACGCCAAGTGGGTTGAGATACAAGGCAGCGGTATTAACGAAGCCCGCACCGAGCTAAAGGATCTGGAGTTTCAAATGCAGGCCATGGGCTTGCAGTTAATCGTTTCCAAGTCTGGCAATAACACAGCAACCGGCGATATGATTGACGAATCCAAGACCAACAGCCGCCTAAGCATGTGGGCCGACACCCTGAAGGACTGTCTGGAGCGGTGCTTTGCTTGGACCGTTCAGATTGGTGGGCTGAATGAGGAAGTCGAGGTCATTGTTAACAAGGACTATGCGGCCAATGCCCTAAGCCATCTTGATATGGACGTGCTAAACAAGATGTATCTTGCGGGTGTTCTCAGCAAGGAAACATACATCAATGAAGCCAAGCGGCGAAATGTCCTATCTGAAGACGTTGACGCTGAGGTTGAAATCGCCAATGCTGAAGATGTACTGGACGAACCCGACAGCGGCGAGGAATAATGCCTCTAACAGATGAAATCCTAGACGCAACGGTTAGGCATTCCGTCTATCTGGAGCGCTATAAGGCCCGCGTTGTGCAGGAAATCATGCGCTTGGTTGGCGACGTTGAAACGGTTGTTGTAACCGAAACAATGCGCGTTGAACTCGACGGCATGGCCAAGAAAGACCTGTCACGCCTTTTGACCCGCATTCGCAAACGCATCAAGGACGGTTATGACCCAGTGGTGGCGCTAATCGACGCAGAGGTTGAAGGGCTTGCGGCATACGAGGGCGAATGGCAGCGGGATCTATTCCGCAGCGTTGTGCCGGTTGAGTTGGATTGGACAAGCCCAGCACCGGAGCAGCTATACGCTGCAACCCACGCACGGCCTTTCCAAGGGCGTCTGCTAAAGGAGTGGTACAAGGGTTTGCCAGATGCCACATTCCGGCGTGTGCGTGAAACCATTCGCAACGGATACGTTGAGGGGCAAACAACAGAGCAGATTGTAAGGGCTATTCGTGGCACACGCACAACATCGGGCATCATGGACCAATCAAGACGCGGCGCAACAGCAGCCGTTAGGACAGCCTTAGCCCACACCGCGAACGTTGCACGCAATGAGGTGTATCGGGCAAACCGGAATCTAATTAAGGGCGTCGAGTGGGTTTCTACCTTGGACGGACGCACAAGCGCCATTTGCCGCGCAAGGGATGGCAAGATGTGGCCAGTCGATAAGGGGCCA